CACGATATGCAATAGAGATGATAGGGTGATTCGCTTGCTCTGGATGAGGGAAGCCGTCATCAGATGCAACCTCGATATCGATGTTACCAATGCGAATGTACTTTAGATTGTATTTGATTGTGCTAGGATATGCTTCTGCTAGAAACTGTGCAACAAAGTTAGCATTACCATACGTCTTGAAGTTATCAACGTCTTCATAGCGTTTAGCGAAGTCTTGTGCTTCTGACATAGACTCAAATTGCATAGGCTCGACTGGGATACCGTCAAATGAAGTCCACTCGCTTTTCTTATTAGATGGGAGAAACATCGTAGGTTTGAATGGAACTTTTTTATGAATGCGATGGCCATGTGAATCGTAGCCACGAAACAGAATCTTGTTACCTAGGCGATGTACAGATGTGTAGAAACTCAATTGTCACCTCTTGATTGTCATAAATTACTGGTGAATTGTACATTATATAGAATGCTTTTGTCAAGCGAAAAAGGGGTGCTTTCGCACCCCCAAAGTTAGATAATGATTGAAGAATCTCTAGTAATGATCTTACCAAAGACTTTTTGCCACTGCTCTCGCAGGTCCTCGTGCGGTTCAATTACATACATCACAAACTTTGCATCAACACTTAACTTATCAGTTTTAGCGTATGGGAGGTAAGGGGCTAACCCAATAGAGTTTTGTTGTGTTGGTACAATAAGCGCTAGGTCTTCTAGCGTATATAGATCACCTTCTACACTAACCTTACATAGCAACTCTTCACCAGTAGATAGGCGAACAATTTTTGGATCACTCATATTATATTCCTTGTAGTTTATCTAATACATATTCAGGTGCTGATACCTCGTAAGGATCAGTTGGGCAGTTGTGCATACGACCATCTTCTGCCCATAGTTTCTTCACTTCAAGATTATCAACAAGCATAGCATAGCGCCAAGAACGTGCACCAAATCCTAAGTTACCTTTTTCAACAAGCATACCTAGTCCGTGTGCAAACTCACCGTTACCGTCAGGCAGCATCTTTACATTCTTGATGTTTTGTGACTTTGCCCACTGATACATTACAAAAGCATCGTTGACAGATGTACACCAGATTTCATCGATACCTTGTGCAACGAAATCGTCATACAGTTCTTCATAACCCGGAAGTTGTGAGTTAGAACAAGTTGGTGTGAAAGCGCCAGGCAGACCAAAGATAATGACTTTCTTTTCTGAGAAGATATCTTTAGTTGTCTTGTACACCCACTTGAATGGGTTATCACCTTCAATTGATTCGTCACGTTCACGCATGTAAAACATAAAGTCAGGTAGTAGCATAAAGTAAATTTCACCTCATATTATAATTAAAGTAGGGCTAAGCATTACACCTAGCCCATTTGCTTGATCGTTGCTTGATTGTTACTCAGAAAGAAATTCTGGTTTTGACGTAGAACCACCAATTTGGATAGTACGTGGCTTTTTCTTTTCTGGGATTACATTTTCAAGTGTAACAGAAAGAATGCCGTTTGTCAAGTCAGCACCAATAACTTCAACGGTGTCAGCAAGCGTAAACGTGCGTTTGAAGTCACGTGTACCAATGCCTTTGTGAATGTATGAATCGGGCGATTCATCACGCTTAGATGAACCCTCAACCACTAGTACACCATCTTCTACTGAAATAGACAGTTCTTCACGCTCAAAGCCAGCAACTGCTACTTCTACACGATATAGATTTTCATCTGCTTTAATGATGTTGTACGGAGGATAGTTTTGTTGGTTTTTGTTAATAGAATGCATCTTATCTAGAATGCGATCAAAGCCAACAAAGAAAGGGTCTTGAGGAAGTTGTGTAAATGTCATAATTGTATCTCCTTTAAATTAAGCAAGATTTGCGTGAACCCATCTGGCGTTCACGCTTTTATTTATATGACTTATAGAATACCAGTGCTACCAAAGCCGCCAGTTCTATTAGTCTTTTCGACAGGCTCAACGTCTGTCACTTCGATAGAGACTCTTACGTTCTCTACCAGTTCGCCTTGTGCTACTCGCATACCATCTTCGATATCGAATGGCACAAACGAATTACTAAACAGCATAACATAAGTTTGCTGTACATAGTCAGCGTCTACTACGCCTTCGCAGTTCGCTACAGTAATACCGCTTTTCAACGATAGACCAGAGCGAGGATGAATGCGTAGAGACTGAGTTTCATCTAGATCAAAGATTAGTCCCGTAGGCACTAATACCCTGTCACGATGATAGATTGTAACTTTACCGCCTACTACTTTGCGTTTAGATTTGACGTTACTCTGATTGTAAACAGTGATTTCATCACCTTCACGTAAGCTAGCTTTTAAGTCAAAGCAGGCAGCCCAATCACTACCATACTCTGGTAAATGCGCTTCTTCAAATAGTTTATAACATGACAAAGTTTTCTTCATTTCAATCCTTACTTTTTCTTACCAATGCTGTATTTTGCAACTAGCTCCCATTCGTCTTTGTCTTTGAATGGTAGAATCTTGATTTGTGACATAGGCGCCACTGGCTCTTTAATTTTATCAGCTTCTACTAGCTTTAGCAAGCCCCATTCTTGAAGCAAGTTGACAATTGTGTTTCTACGTGCTTGATCTTCTTCTGAGAAGTCATTAATCTTACCATCAAGCATAAACAGTTCTTTAAAGTGTACGATGTAGTACTTACCTTGCTTATGTAAGATATGGCACGATTGATATAGTTTTCTATCTTTTTTTGAGGCAATGCCGATGCGGGTTAGAGTCTCTTTAATCTTTAGGAAACTCTCTTCATTTGGTAGCTCGACCTCCACGAGTTTTTCAATCATTTCTGAATACCACCTGTCTCTTGTTGTTCTCTTATCATGTTCAATTGTTCACTGGACAACAAAGAAAGATAGTCTTTGCCAATAGTTGGGTTACACTTATAGTATTCGCATACCATTTCCAAGTCTTTGTCACCAGCATTCTTAACCCATTTTGCATATCGCTTCTTAGGTCTAATACTATTTAGTAAAAACTCATACTGAGGACGATTGTCGAGATCATGGTATTGATTCATTAAATTAGCATGTAGTATAGTGTCAACGTGGTATGATAACGCATTGTTAACAACCCATGCATTGTAGCCTTTCTCGGCTAGCGTGTCATTCTCACTGTCACGCATTAGATTCTTCTTATTCTGTGTGATAGAGTTTACATAATCAAACGGGTTAGCCACTTTCTACCTCACTGTCTTCTTTCAAATATTCTTCTTCACACTTTTCACACATATATGCTGTACCAACTTGATCGTCAGCATAGCGATACTTGATTTCAGCAGGTCTATCTGACTTAATCTTAGCATCGCACATTAGGCATTTCTTCTTAGGCTTCAGGAATGGCATCGATCAAACTACTCCAAGTTTTTAGCTTTTCTTTCTTGACACCAGAACGCTTGTAAATTGCTTCTTCTGTAATCAAGCCATAGTCTATCATAAGATCGATCATGCAGTAAACATCACCAACTTCTTCTACTAGCTTGTTCTTCTGCTCTACGCTGATATCACCAAAGTCGTTAAACATGCGAATGGTCTTCATGCAGACTTGAGTAAGTTCGCCACACTCTTCGGCTGTGATTGCCATTAGTTCTTGTAACTTGTTCATTTCCAATCAACCTCTGCCATTAGTGTAGCAAGTGCCGCAACACGATTGATTTCTGAGTTAGCAACAAATGCTTCTTTGTACTGATATTCAGCAAGAATTACGATAGCATCCGCTACGCTTTGAGTGCTTGAAATCTTAGTCGGTAAAATGTCATATAGTTGACGATACAGTACGGCAGAATCAACATCAGTATTCTCAGCAACCCATTTGCGTACTTCTGTAAAGTTACGCTCTTTCATTAGATTGATAAGGGTTGTGATATTGTCAGTTGACTTATTGGCTAGTACACCAGCGTCAATGCGACCAGTAGCAGAGTAACGCTGTAGTTCATTAAGGACTCGGCGCCAATCAGGAAAGTGGAGTTGCACAAGTTCAGCCACAGTCTTTTGATCATATTCAATACCTTCTTTCTCTAGAATGTTACAAGTTCGCTTGAAGAATTGCGAAGCAAGCACAGGCTTTTCAGATTTTGGAATGTTAAACTCAATCACGCTACAACGTGAGTGAAGGGGTTCGATGATTCGATTCTTGAAGTTACAAGTAAGAATGAAGCCACAGTTTTTGCTAAACTCTTCCATGAAGTTGCGTAGTGCAGGCTGAGTAGAGTTAGCGTTTAAGTAGTCGGCCTCATCTAAGATTACATACTTACGACCGCCTGTGAATGATACAGAAGATGCAAAGTTTGCAATCTCAACACGTAGCGTATCGATGTTACCATTCATAGACCCGTTGATAATGATGTAATCTGCACCAATCTCTTCAAGCATTGCTTTAGCGATAGTAGTCTTACCTACACCAGCTCGGCCTGATAGAAGTAGATTAGGTACGTTGTCTTGATCGACAAATTGCTGAAATGTTTGTTTCAGTTCTTTTGGTAGGATAGTATCAGATACTTTGGTTGGACGGTATTTTTCAACCCAAAGATAGTTGTCTTGCATGTTCATAACCTCATAATATAATAGTGTAAAGATTGTAGCAAAAAGAAGGGGGCTTTGCAACCCCCTTCATAGGTTATGTTATTCTGCGGCTTCTTCTGCAACCTCTTCAGTTGCTTCTGCACCCTCTTCACCTGCTTCACCTTGAGCACTCTGTAGGAATGCAGCAAAGCGATCACGAACGGTGCCTACAGCACTCATTTCTTCACCACGAATGGCGCCACGTTGTACACAAGCATCGATTACTTGTAGTGCCGCAGAAATGTCTTGTAGAGTTAGGCCTTGGTTTTGAACTTGTTCAGTCATAATATTGCTCCTTATTAGCGAGATTCGATTGCAATCCAGTATTGTACTTTGTCAGATTTAAAATGAGCCATACCTTTAGAAGACAAAGCAACTTCATAATCGGTTGGCATTAGTTTTAGGTTTTCAGTCTTAATGACCATTGAGAAATCTTCTGCATCAACGTCTTCTGCGACAACTACGCTATACGTATCAGCAGTTGGATTCTTACTATCAACAGCAGATAGTGTAATAGTATTTTCAGTGCATGTAAAGGCAATTTCAGGTAAATTTAGTACGCCTGCCGCACGGATAACACCTTCGATATCAGACCAAGAGATATCCATCGTTGCTTCTGGGTTAGGGACAACGATATCTTTGTCTGGTGGAGAAACGATCATGTTCTCAGAAGTGTATGTGTACTTGAGACTGCTACGATCACCTTTAATGTTGAATTGATTGTCACCAAACACAACATCTGGGTCATTGAACAGATTCAGAGTAGCTAGAAAACGTGATACATCATAGACGCCTGCTTGCTTATCAATAGTCTCTGATACAGTAGCGGCTGCCATGACTGTTTTCTGTGGAGAGATAGTGCGAATAACTTGCCCTGGTTTGAAGATAACACTAGGGTTGATAGCAGAGAAGTTTTTCAAAACACTTAGAGTTTCATTGCTGAATTTCATTATTAAGTCACCTTTACAATTAATATAAGCCTTTGAGGCTGTTCAAGTTCGTAGTGTTATTTATACTCGGTTCATTGTCTGTTGTCAAGTAATTTTTTCTATTTGATGATTTATTTGCACCTGGAGTAGCTTGTATCTGTGCTAGATGAGGCAAACTACCACTAAAGACATATGAACCAATATGCTTAGATTTCATCCAAGGGCACATCCATATCTTTAGACCGATCTTACGTGCATACTGACTAAACATATAGTCTTCTGACAAGTAGCGCTTAGACTCTGGATCAATCACACAATCAAAGAATGCTGTAATCTCACGTGTACCGTCAAAGTGCTTTGTACGACCGTGGTCTGGTTTGTACTTCAATTCAGGATACGCTTCACTATACTTGATTAGAGCCTTCTTGTCAATCATCATAAAGCCAGTTCCACCTTCTGCAATCTCAACTGGCTCATCGACACGAAAGGTTTTGACACCTTTAACAGTATTGAATACGTAGTCACCAACATAGTTCTCAAGATCGAATGGGTTGTCAACTTTACCTTGCTCAACAGCCATCTTCACTTTCTCCCAAGAGATAGTTTTCTTAGGGTATGGACCAGTGACGATATCATAGCCTTTATCACTGTCGCATAGATGTAGCAGAGTCATAACGTTACGTGCATCAAAACCAATATCACTGTCAATAAACAACATATGGGTAGAGTCACTACGCAAGAATTCATCTACGCAATAGTTACGTGCTCTTGTGATTAGAGACTCATTAAACAAGAAGTAGTACTTAATGTCAATACCCATCTTACCACAAAGCAGAGTTAGATCATTTGTTGCTTTAGTATACATACCTGCACACTGACCACCGTACATTGGCGTAGCGACAAACAATCTTTTCTCTTTAAGTTTTTCTAGATCGATTTCAATCTTCATTATATTTTCTCTTAGTAGCCTCGAACTTTTCAGCTAGTTCTAGTTGCTCTTTAATCCACTTAGCAGACTGCTTTGCGCTGAATGCTTCAGTTGCAACTTTAGGCATACGATCATCTTCACCGATACCACGAATAACAGAAGCGCTCAACATCATAGCTGAAGCCATAATCATACAGACTTGGTGTAGACCCGAACCATCTGCGCCATCGTCATAGTTATGACCACGTTCAAAGTCATCAATGTGGCGCTTAAGACTATCGATCATCTGTTGCCAAGGAAGACCTTTCTCCCAGTTACGATCTGCATACTTCTTAGCACCATACTCTAGTGAGGCAGCGCCAGCAGCAAGAGCTTCTAGCGGTAGTTGACGAAAGTATGGTACACCAAGAGCTTCACGCTGAGCACCAGTCTTAGATGCATTGTATTTAGGTATTTCATTCATCCAATGATCTGGATCAACTTTATCAGTATCGTCATAAAACGCTCTGGGAACACCTGGTTCATGGTCATCAGCTAATCGATTGTAATATGCTCTAGCCACTGAGGACCACTCTTCGGGTTTGGCGTCATCAATACTTTTGATTCTATCACTCATTATCTTTCAACCTGTTCTAAATCATTCTCGGCACGACAAATAGCTTGAAGTCTTAAGATATCTGCGGCAACATCGTGTGTACTATCGTGACCTACAAATGCTTCTTTCCAATATGCTTCATCTGCAACTGGGACAAAGCCACTTCGTGTGCTGAAGTCAAATTTAGCATCGATGTATGTGCGAATGTCACGTATGCGCCACCACTTCAAGTATTCATTCATAAGAAGATGTTGATCAAGCTGGTTCATCACACGTTCAAGCAAAACTGGATCAAACGAGTTACCACGTGACCACCAGTAATTGATCTTACCCACACTTCTTAGATAAGAGAATATATTAGCAGAAAACTCTTCTATTGTCAAGTCATCTGGTTTAGGTAATATCTTTTTCTTAGCTTCTTTTGATTGCTTTCCCCACCAAGCTAGATCATCTTTAGTATATGAACAACCACGTGCAACTTGATCAGCAACAGAAAGTTTATCTGTCTGTACTTGTGCGGTAAGTTCTTCAAAAGAGTAAGGATCACTAGTAAAGCGATCCCAGTCAAACGCTACATACGCAACGTCAATGATAGGGCATTTCATAACGTTCTGCCCTATCGTTTCAAAGTCAAGAATAAAATCTTGATTCATGCAGCCTCCAAAGACTCAAGGAATTGTTTCTTATATTCATGTGCATTCATATCTTGCATACGACGGTTGTGCTCTGCACTAATTACAACCAAGTTACTGTAGTCAGTTTTACCACCTTTTGAGTGAGGTATAATGTGACCACCTTGTGCGTCTTTCATAGTCAAAGGCTCACCAGATACCCAACAAGTGTAGTCTTGCTCCATAAGCTTTAGTTCAATGTCTTTTCGATTGAAAGTACGGTTCTTATCAAGCCCAATAACAGTAGCTTCTGTCAAGTCCATGTATTCTAGCATCCACTTGATAGTGTTGTCAAACTTGAATTGGGTATTGTGCTCACCCAAGTGCTGATTGAATGCTTCAACAATGGTTCGTGTGTCATCGTACACATCAATCTTCAAACGCTTTGGATTTCGTGGATTGAATAGCTGAAACACACGATCAAATTCACGGGCAAAAGCATCATAGTCATTCACTCGGAAGTCACCATTTGTTTCTTTAAAGTAGAAGAACAAACGATAGAGCATGACATATCGACCTTTAGTGATACCTTTGTTCACTACTGACTTATAGCTCTGTGAACATTTCAAAATGAAATCTAGGCACTCTTTAAGCTTCTTGCCAATTTTGTTAACTTCTTTCTGATCTAGATTTGCATCTTCATACATTTCTACAAGCTTTTTGTTTGGTGAAACGATAGCTTTTTCACCTTTGTAAATCATGTATGTAATACGTGATACAGTTTCTTCAATAGCTAGTCGATCATTGTTGAAGTCAAGGTTGATCAAAGCTTTCTTCTTACTACGACCACTTTCTTCAAATAGAGCATGTGGAGTTGTTGCAGTCTGCGGAATGATGCGAACAGCTTCACGAATCAGGTTAGCGATTGGCATATCACCGTATGAGTTTAGAGTCTCTTGGAAGTTGACTTCAGTGATATTGTTGACTTCACGAAATATTTCACCTTTCTGCTGATTAGTCAATGGACCATAGATAACAAATCGCATTGGGTAATTCAACAACCATTCACGCTCTTCTTTAGTCAATTCATTGACGTACTTCTCACCTACAATAGAAGATTTGTGTGTTGGAAAGTCGCCATTCAAGAAGCCAATTATTGTACGCTTACGATTACCACCATCAATTGATTCATACTCGTATCGACCTTCAGGCTCTTCACAAATACGAATCTCACCTATATCACGACCACGCAAGATACAATCGATGATACTCTGCTGTTTAGATGGCTCAGATGCGCCTATTGGATTCGGGGAAACGTCTGGTCGCTGAGTGACTGGATTACAGTCAATGCTCAAACGCATAGCCCAGAACTCACGAATGTTCATTTGCTTGAGTGTCCAAGTAGGTGCTTTAGGCGGTGGTAGTATCATAACGTATCTCTCTCAATTATCAACTTACTTTACTAATGTAACTTAGTAGTGTGTTAATGTCAAGGGTTTTATGCAAGATTTAGATTTGCGATTCGACCACGTAGAATTCGATGAACATGCTCAATGATTGCACGAACACGAATAGCAGTTATCTCAAACTCTTCTGCGATTCTAGCGTATGGCATATCATATGCATAATGAGCAACAAATATCTCGATGTTGCGCTCTACTTTTTCAGCGTCTTCTTTTTTAGCTTTACGTAGGTATGCTTCAAAAAGTTTTTCGATGATCATTTTGTTTTCAGCGATATGCATAATTAATCTCTCTTCTCAACACTACAAAGACATAGTAATCGATAAGAAGAGAGATTGCAAGGGCTTAAACAAAATTATTTTATGGCAATTGCACCAACAAACAAGTGATTCTGCCAGAAGGTTTGAACTGAATTGAAGCCCGCTGTTGATAGCATTTCGTTCAACTCACTCCAAGTATTTGGTTTGAGCATACTACGTAGATCACGCTCTTTGTCCATAATATCTTCTACAGTGAAGTTCTCACGTTTAAAGTCGTAATACATGAATGTTAGCATATCTTGAACCTTAGGACTGCAAGAATATGTCTTCTCGGCAAAAACAAATGCACCACCAGTATTAAGACCTTTATAGATTTTATTAAGAACATCTTGCCTATCTTTGTGTGGCATAAACTGTAGTGTAAAGATAGATGTTATCATAGAACAATTAGCGAAATCAAACTCACGTACATCAGCTTGTCTAAGATCGATTTCGGGATACTGGCTCATTCTTTTTTTCATGTCATCAACAAAACCATCTGCATAGTCGATACCTCGATATCGTGCCTTTGGTGCAAAATGATGATTCTGGTCATACATAGCGGCAAGAGTCTTACCAGTAGAACAACCGATATCGACAACATCAGTATCATTCTCTACAAAGTACTTCGACATTTTAACAATATCGTCATGGAGAGAGGAGTAGTGTCTAATGCTCATATCGATATGATTATCAAAACCCTCTTGGCGGTGTGCAAATGTGAAATCGTTTGCACTAGCAACAGTAGACTTTTCACGATCTTTCATAATATTAGCCCTTTAGTTCATTGTATGGTTTCAACACATTCTGATATATCGACTTAGCAACTTCAGCCATCATCTTAGGCGCAACCATGCGACCATTGCGCTCGGCTTGCTGATCAAATGTACCAGTTAGCTTATAGTCATCAGGTAGCGACATTATAACCTTTAGCTCTTGTATTGTCAACTTACGATTTTCAGCGTAGTGGAATACACCAGATAGACCACGCTTCTGACCTTGTTGAGTCAAAGTTGGACTAGGTAGATGTGGTGCAGGTCTGATCATGTTGAAGCAAGAACCTTTTGGATTCCAACTGCGAAACTCTGGATCACTTGGTTTAGTATGCTTGAGTGGTCGAAACGGTAGCGGGTCTAGAAACTTCTTCTGAAACGAATTCTCGTAGAAGTCACGTAGCATCTGCACTTCTTCAGGATCATTCTCAATATCTTCAATAGCTGATTCAAGACTGACTGGTTGTGCGACAGTCTTAGCAGGAAAGATACCGTTTAGATTTAGAACATTTAGACCAATAGCATCACAAACATCTTCACGAACACAAATAAAGATAGTACGCTCACGTGCTTGTGGAGTACCATAATCTGCGGCATTTAGAACTTGATACGTTACTTGATACCCAATAGCTTCGAATGACTTGATGAACTCAAACAGCTTCTTCTGGGCTTCACCAAACGTAATGCCTTTGACATTCTCTGCAACGATAACCTTGGGTTTAATGTCTTTAGCTACACGAATGAACTCTAAGAACAAGTCCTCAATACCTTCCTGAGTCTTACCGTCAGAGTACTTCTTGATACCCTCTTTAATCTTTAACTCACCTTCTTGAACGATGTTACCGTCTTCATCAAAGTAAGTTTTGCGAGTATCTTCAGCATAGCCAGCCCAACCCTTTTCACGCTTACCCGCTACAGAGAATGCGGAACATGGTGGAGAGCCGTCTAGAATATCTAGCTCTCCCACCTTAAGGTTTGCCATCTTTAAGAAGTCTTCACCAGAGTACTTTTTGATATCATCAACTAATACAGGAGTGTCTGGGTAGTTCTCCTTATAAGATGCAATAGCTTCTTCTACAAACTCATTAATGAGTAGTATATTACCGCCAGCGAGGCGATAGCCAGTGGAGCTACCTCCACCTCCGGCGAAACAACTAACGACTGAAAATAATTTTTTATTCGATTCATTTTTAACATCTTCGACTGTATACTTTTGGTATTTCATCTTTGCCCTCAAAATAAAGTTGGACCTACGTCTTGCCAGTCTCGGACTAGATCCATGACTCTTTGCCTATTATATAGGTTTATGCTTTTGTTGTCAAGCAACTTTTCAAAGTAGTCAGGAATACCCGCAACTAATTGTAGGTTCTCATGTTTGCGTCTCTTGATCTGTTTAATCTCTGAGAACGCTTCATGTATGGGCGCCTTTTGGGATGGTTTATTGAAAAAGTCCCAGTCGTGTTGCATCATCCAATCAGCAACTTCAGGTTCAAGATATGGTGCGATTAATTTCATACCATACTCTTCTGCTAGTTGCCTTTGCTGTAGAACACCCGCTGGATTCTCTGCCCCGAAGTAGTCTGTGCGGAACTTATCGAAAAGCTCTTTAGTGTGTTTGAAATGAATGTTAGCACGTTTAGAAACACCGTACCAACCATCAGCCGCTACACCAGACAATACTACTTTCTGTTCAATCTTTGGATACACATACAAGAATGGAAATGTGCATTCAACTTGGGTCTTCTTCTTACAACCGTACCTATTTATAAGAGTAAAGAAGTCATCGGCTATATTATCTACGGGTACATTAACGCCAACGAAGTCCCAACCAAAATGCTCTGCAACGTCTTTAGCACCTAGACTATCACTAGTCTGTTTACCGTTAACGTACATGCTATACCCAGTAACTTTCTTACCGAGTCTATGTGCGGCTAGCGCACACGTGATACTATCTGTTCCTGCCGATAAAAGAACGGCAACCTCATCAATACCTTGAGATTGCCTTTCTACAATATCGACAATGATATCGTCAATATTTTTCATTATGCTGCCATTCTACTAAAGTTCTTCACTTTCTCAAATCTTACTACATGATCAAACTTCTCATACAATTGATCACCTTTATGACTAATTATAAAGATGTTTGAGTCTGCTGTCAACTCATTTATGATCTTAAGAAATTCATCAGTACCAGAGGTGTCTAATGAAGAATCCATAATCTCATCCATAATGAGTAGGTTAGTCGATACTGAGTTTCTTAGTTTACTAACGGCTCGCCACGTGAATAGTAGGGCAAGGTCAATACGTAGCTTCTCGCCTTCGGAGAAAGAAGCATAAGAAAACACATCACGAAAACGGCTCTTAATAGTCTCATTGAAGTTTTCATCCAATTCAAATTGCACAAAGAAGTCCATAGCGGCTAGGTACTTGTTAATGAGTTTGTTCATAACAGGTACGTACTGCTTAATGATTCGAGTCTTGATACCACCATCTTTCAACATAGATGATACAATACCCAAAGTCTCTTTATCTTCAAACAACTGATTTTGCTTGTTATGATAAGTTACTAGATCATCTTCAAGTTTAGCAATAGAAGTAGTATCGATAGCTTCTACCTGCTGTTCTGCATTTGTCAACTCTTCTTTGATTGCTTTGCAAGTATTCATTGCAATCTTGTAGTTTGCGTTATGCTCAGACATTTCTAGGTTCTTAGCTGAGATTGTAGATTCAACACCATCAATCTCTTCTAGTCGAGTCTCTACACTATTAAATCGATCTTGCAATTGTTCTCTTGCTGATTCGACTTCTGAGATTTTGGTTGTGGTTCCTTCGATCTCTTGTGTTTTGAACTCATGTTCGATACCTTGTCTACAGGTTGGACAATCATCGTGTTCCCTATAGAATTCGATATCTTTTCGTAGTTTCGATAGTTTATTGGAAAGTTGACCATCAATTTTCTGTAGCTCCTGTAGCTTCTTCTTCATAGAAGCTTTGTCAGATACGCTCTGGGTTAGTTCTGTAACTTCATCCATTAGCGTCTGTACAGCTTCCTGCTCTGCTTCAATAATACTTATCTGTTCCTTGAGTTTAGCTTTAAGCTTGGCTACTTCACCCTCTCGCAACTGACGAATAGATTCGTTATGCTCTTTAGCGCTATCAATCTTATTCTCAAGTAAATCGATCTGGTACTTGATTTCTTGAATCTCTTCTTTATTACTAGATACACGCTCTTTCAATAGTGTATTCATCACAGTAAAGATTTGAATATCAAGTAGGTCTTCGATTACTTCACGGCGATCTTTTGCGCTCAACTGCATGAACGGTACAAACGTACTAGAACCAAGAACAACTACTTGACCAAAGGACTTGTAGTTCATCTTCAAGATGTTTTCTTCTAGATATGCTTGATAGTCACGTACTGCGGCATCTTGATTGACTAGTTCACCATTGCACCAAATCTCAAAGATGTTGGGTTTGATACCACGCTTAATGTTGTACTTCTTCTTACCAATCTCAAAGTCTAACTCTACTCGCAAGTCTTTCTTGTTGATAGAGTTTAGCAACTGTGGCTTCTTAATGTTACGAAACGCTTTACCGTACAATGCAAAAGCAATGGCGTCAAGCATAGTAGACTTGCCTGCACCATTGTCACCAACGATAAGCGTAGACTTGTTACGATCTAGCTCAATCGTAGTCCACGCATTACCAGTTGAAAGAATGTTCTTAAAGCGTACTTCTTTGAATAGAATCATAGGCTCATTGCCTCTTGATATAGCTCATTCAAGAACTTCTGAATCTTCACTTTATCACCCTTAATCTCTAAGTTATCAACGTATTGACGCAAGATGGTCATAGTGTCTTGCGCCTCATCGATAAGCTCATCTTCATTAATTACGTCAAGATTTTGATGATCCTCAACAACTTTGATATCAGCAGGTGCCGCTTTCTGCAAGCGGTCTAAGAATAGATCAAAGATGTAAGGATTCTCTTTCTTGCTTACTATAACTTTAATGAAAGTATTTGTCAATGGAGAAGTGTCAAGATTTGCAACATCTTCAATAGTCATATCAGCATCATCATACGTGATCTTGTGGAACAAACGTAGAGGATTGCGTACATATGTCATTTTACGTGTTGATGTGTCAAACACACTAAAGCCACGCTTCTGGTCATAGTCAGACCACGTTAGCTCATATTGGGCACCTAGATATGTAATGTTACCATGTGAAGATGGTTGATGAAAGTGACCAGAGTACACTGCATCGAACTTAGAGAACACATTACGGTCCATACCGTGATCGCAGATATGACCCTTGTCCATTTCATAACCAACAATCTCGAAGTGACCCATTAGAATCTGCGCTTTAGTCTCAGCCATAGCTTTCATAGAGGCATCGTGATTCTCAGCACAAATCCACGGAGCAAGCATAATCTTACAGCCGTCCATGTCTAGCTCTACTGGTTCTTCCCAGAATAGATGTAGATTATCATAGCTTGAGTTGCCATACAGTTGACGTAGACTGTTTACGTCATTAGTATTCTTGAAGTAAGTGTCGTGGTTACCTGCGATCATGTATAGCTGAATACCCTCTTCAGCGCACACTCGCATAAACTGCTCTTCAAGATTCTTTGCTGTTACAAAGTTAATGTACTTGCGTCTATCTGTAACATCGCCTAAGTGAAAGATCGTCTTGATATCGTTTTCACGTAAGTATGGAAAGAACACCTCACGATAGAACTGGTGTTGGTGCTCTGCAATAGCCGCATTGTCATTACGTGCTCCAAAATGTGTATCGTTTAATATAGCTATACGCATATATTCCTCATAATTAACTTGGTAATGAATCGATGTAGCGCTTAGCTTCTGATTTACTAAACAGACCTACACGTACCATTCTCTCAATTAGTGGTATTGCATCTTGCTTAGATACAGGTACCAATTCGCCTACATTGTAACAGTAATTTGCTACTGTGTCAACCAATTCTTGCTCTGTCATAACTCCATCCTTTCCAACACGAAATGCTGGGTCGATTCCATTAGCATAGAACTTTTTGTACAAGTGCTTACTAATACCAGTAGCTTCTTTGAAATCATTCCAACCTAGATATGTTTCGCCATTGTACTCTATTCTTAATGCAGTCTTTTCTTTAGACTTTTGTGCACCGCTCTTAGAACGTTCTCTTTGTTCTTTTAGATACTGGTCGTAGTTTTCTTTGCGCTTAGCGTTTAGATCGTTCATTCGCTCAGACTGCGCTTCTCTACGCTCTACTGCATCTTCCCACTGTTTATAAACACCCTCAGTTACTTTAGTTATCCACTCAGGGTTTTGTTTAGAAGGGTGATTCTCTTTTAAAAAGTTAGACCAAGCAATTCTAAATGCATTGTACTGTCTAGAGTTTAGTGGTTCAGTTTTACCGTGAACAATTCTATGTAATGCCCATTGCATCTTATAGTAATCATTACCTTCTGTGAACTTAACTAACAGTCTATGTGCTATGTAATGCTCTCTTGCTGTTAGATTGACTAGATTCTCAGGGTCGTCTGAGCCACCAAGACTTCTAGGAAGAATATGGTGACTCTCGCAGTAGCATTCATTTTTGTCTAGTTGATCAACCTTGCGCTTATTGATTAGCTTATCGTAGATTCTTTTGTATTTGTTATCTATCATTACGTACCCCACGTTACTCGGTGTCTGTAATGATATTTATACAAAACTATTCCTCGGGAGGCGGGTTTTCCTCAACTATTTCATCATCATCCATGAACTTCTCTAGTCCACGTTTAGTCTTACTCTGTTGCTTCTTCTTAGACTCCATACGCTTTTCATATGTAGCAACAAAGTCATTCATATAGTCATTGTCTAAATCGATATAGTTAGGATCACCCACATCATTGTCACCATCACGCTCTACAGCGGTATCGTGAATGACTGAGTTTTCGATAACCTTATGTCGAATATACAGTTGTTTCTTCTCTTTGTCAATACGTCTTAAGAATGCATACCAGATGATCTGTGTGAAGTATGCAAACGGATTACTAGACTTAGTTGGATCAAAGTTGCCTAGTGCTTGTACAGCATTTTCTAGACCATCGCTGATCATTTCGTCTTTATACGTGTAACCCGAAAAGTTAGGCTTAGTAGCTAGTCTAGTAGCAATCTGATAAAGACATTCGCCAATGTAGTTAGGAATACGTGGCTCTGGCTTGCCTTCGGCAATCGCTGTCGCACACTGATTCTTATACTCAACAATAGCTGCTAAGAATTCTGGATTGTTAACATAATTTCTGGACATCATCACCTCATATAATTTTTTACATAATATAGCAGATGTAGTGGTGGGTTGTCAAGGGCGTCTTTTTTGATTATTTTTATAAGATACCCTTGACAGGTATTGGTAGGCTCTGTATAATGGCTTCTAAGCCCTATAAGATAACTTTAATGCTTTGTAGATAGATATGCTTCTTCTAATGATGAAAGTATCTCTTCGACTTCGGAATCATTGTATTCTTTCTGAGGTGCTTCGTCAAGACCTTCACTGTTGTCGAATTGATGCATTCGCTCAAGAAACGATTCATAGTAGTTGATTGCTTTATCATTAGCAATATTTATGTAGTGAGAATCGGAACGATAAAAGACGGCAGTCTTTTCAGTAGAGAGCATCATCCATGTCTTAGCATACAATCCATCTTTAGGATCGAATCCAAACTCTACTGGGTTCACTAGCACTACAAAGTCTTCACCCGTATCTTGTAAAACACCAACAACATCTTGGCCTGTTTTGAGCTTTACGTTTAGGTACTCTGCCATTGTTTGCTCCTTCACTTCATGTCAATATTATATATACGAAACTCAAAACCCTCATTGCTGTAAATCTTTACACGCTCTTTGAAGTGCCTTACAGCGAAGTTTTCTTTTGCTTTCCACTGTAGATCGTCTACAATATCATACAGTGTTGCTTTCTCTTTACCGTTTCCTTTACGTAGTACACGACCAATTGATTGCAGATTTCTTATCTTAGATTTAGAAGGGGAAGCAAAGATAACATTGTCAAGGCGCTTAATATTGACACCAGTAGAAAAAGTGCCATAACTGGCAAGTATAATGTTATCACTACTGGACTCAGCAATGTGCCTAACCGCTTCCCTATCTTCTGCGTTAACACCACCATGAATGAAGTGTACGGCTTTTTCATCATGCTCAAGCATAGGCGCCAGAATACGACCGTGTTTGTCAACAAATTGAAATAGTATGAGTGTATTCCCTTTGAGTGACCAAGCCAAGTTTCTAATGAACTTGTTTCTTGCTTCGTTTTGTACAATCCAATTAATCTCTTCTTGATACGACTTATTTTTATTTATCTTTCTAATTTCAGGGCTATATTGAAGAACAAGTGCCTTGATATCGAATGTAGCAAGTGTCTTCTCTTCAATAAGTTTCTTAGTCTCAGTAACTTGAAATACTGGACCAAACAGACCTTCTAGTACTAGTTTATGTGTCTGTGATTCGTCTAGTGTACCAGTGAAGCCATAACGATACTTAACGTGAGGAGTCTTCTCCATAACTTTAGTCAGAGACTTAGCTTTGAACAAGTGCGCTTCGTCACCAATCACAACGTCAAACTTTTCGTACCACTGCTTAGGCAGCTTGTAGATAGACTGCCATGTTGTTATTGTGTAGTCAGCATCTACATTCTTATCTACGCCACCCATGATTCTGTGAATATCAAGTGGACGCTTTTTGTTGTAGTCGAGAAAGTCTGTAGCCATCTGTGATACGAGTGAAGTAGTTGGTACTACAACTAGAACTTTTCGACCTTGCTCTACGTGATAACGTGCCGTTAAGTAAATGATGTATGACTTACCAGATGCAGTTGGTGATAGAAAAAGACCACGATTCATGCGTAGTGCATGTGCTACAGCATTATTTTGATAGTCACGTGGATCAAATGCACAGTCAAACTCTTTAGCTAGATTGTAACCTGCATTAGCGTCAAACTCTTCTGGTATAGCTAAGCGTGGATCAACTTCTACTTCGTAGTCACGGGCTTTACAAAACTTTAGTACGTACTGATACAGACCAGCGTAAACAAGACCAGTCATTGAATTGAATAGTCGAACTTTACCATCCCACATACGATTCTTGTATGCGGGCATGAACTTGTAGCCAGGCACGAAAAACTCAAAGTATTCGCTAAGCGCCATTTTGATTGAAGGCTCAGCGTGAATACGTATGTTGATTTCGTCTACCTTTTCAATACGCACTAGTTCCATAAAATATTACATTGCTCCAGTTCTAAAGCGCTCCCAGTCTACGATAGTCTTCAACTGAAAGCCTCTATTGTTTATCATTTTTATAATAGATTCTAGATAACTTACTTTCTCTTCTTGCATACCGATACGTAGTGATAGCTTGATAACATCATCGTCTGCTTCGATATAAGAAGGTACATCTGACTTGAGTATTTTTAGAGGTTGAGGTTCCCAGCCATATTCTTTCAACTCTTCAATATCTAGTTCACCACGATAGTATTCGCCTTTGAGCTTAACGAGTTTCTTGTAATCTGCTTTAAGCTTCTTTAGACGTAAGCCTTCGTCAACGTAGACACGGAAGTATTTGTTGTGTAGCTTGGGTATGTTAGCTGATTCGCTAGAGATATTTGTTTGATCAATCTCACTGTCATTCGCCCACATTTCATAGATTTCTTCAATATTCATAATCACCTCATTTCAAAAAACATCACGTTACAGTACTATTTATGCTCCTTTCACAGAGATATCGTAAGACGAATACTTAAACGATAGCGATACTGTTGGTGGTGCAATATCTGTTTGCGATGTAGACAGATCAATGTTACCTACACTAATTGGGAACAAGTCTTTAAACGTAACTTCGATATTAGCGTTTTTGTTGCTATTCATAATAGTAAGAGTAGCATCTGAGTATAGACCTTGATCGCTTGTAGATAGCTGATTGTATTGCTCAAAACCTTCTGGTTTAGTTAGCGCAATCAACCAACGCCATACATCAAGATAAGAAGTCATATCTTCATCTACAACAATAGTCATCTGTAGATCACCAAACTCTACTTTATCGCCATGATGATAGATCGTTTTAAATGGTGTAAATTGTGTAGTGTAACCAGAAGAGATATCAGGCAAAGTAACACCTTGAATGTAAAACTCTACATTCGGTAGTCGTTGAATAGTAAAGCGAAACTCTACTGGATTGATAAAATTAAAGTTTGTCATGTTGACCTCTCTTATGATCTGTATTACTATTTATGCAGACATAAAAAAAGGGAGTCTCGAAAGACTCCCCAAAACGTTCGGTTAACCGACTTCTTATTATTAGAGTAGGTTAGTTACCGCAGTACGACGGTAGTAAACGTTAGTGTTAGCCGCTAGTGCACCTTGGTTAGCGTCAGAAGCGC